CACGTAACTTCTCAGAGAGATTCCACGGCAGAGTATTCCTATGCTACTATAATGAACACCAGAAGGGTAGCTACCGATGGAACGAGAAGGACATGATCGTTCAGGCAAATAGAACAGAGTCTCTTGATTCGTCACATAGAGAGATAACAACACATAACATTATACTACCTAGAGCATCTGATATAATGAGAGACTTTGCAGAACAAATGCATAACGTAGCCAAGAGACTAGAAGTAGATGATGAGACAGGGAGTCAGAAGTATATCTATCACAGGCTCGGTAAGGACCATTTCAGGCATTCTTTTAATTATGAAAATATGGCTAGAACAAGTAGTCCAGAATTGTTATTTCCGGAGCTGCTATGAAGAAACTCGCAGGAATGACTTGGCCTGAAGATGGGAATCCAGGATTTCTATGTGTACTCGTAGAATCAAGAGAACCATTAGACAAGACAATGGAGATTCCTAAGGATAGGCTTGAGGTAGTATATGAGTACGAATCAGGCGTACTATACGATGTATTTGAAGAGATTAGAAAACAGAAATGGCTTCTAGGCGTGTATGCTCCTAATGACAGTAAGTACCAATCATTTGTCCGTGAATACTATCAATGGCGTAGAGATACAGGATGTACAGTACCATTGAAGAGTCCCAATATATCATCATTTGAAGCTGGTATAATGAAGATCAAGTCGTACGTAGCAAAGAAGTCACTGGTCTTTTCTGACACATCTATCGTCAAAGCACAGCTTAGATCTTTCTCTAAATTAAGTATAAAAGATGAAGGTAGTTTCTTTGCTGTATCAGCATTGGCGAATGTCATAAACTCTTTTACCAAGAGAACTGTATCAGAGCCAGAGAAAGAACCAAACATAAGAGGCTGGTATTAAACAATAAAGCTATTGACATATTAAAAAAAAGAGCTTACTGAAAATAACAGACCAGTAAAATGGCAAGCCTACCTGACGGTAGAGACTAAAAAAGTGGAGACGAAAGCCCACAGAAAGAAGGAGCAGTATGGACGTACAAGAGTCAAGATTGGATAAGATGGATGCTGAAGCTGATAAGTTATGGCAGACCCATTATGGTGAAGAGGAAGTAAAACAGGATGAAAAGAAAGTTGAAGAAGCAATAGCAGCAGACACGCCGAAAGAAGAAGCACCTGTTGTGGAAGAAAAGGAAGCACCTGTTGTTGAAGAGAAGGCAGTCCCTGCTGAAGATACGGCAGACTATAAGCAGAAGTACAAAACTCTAGAAGGTAAATACAGGGCAGAAGTACCTCGCTTAAATGAAGACGTAAAGAAGTGGAAGGACACAGCCTTAAATCTTAACACAAGGATTAGCGAACTTGAAACCAAACTCAGCGAACTTCAACAGACAAGCATAACCAAGGAAGTTGACACTGACCTTGACCAACTTGCAACTGATTATCCTGATATTGGTAAGGTAGTAAAGAAGCTTAAAGATGGATACGAAGCTAAGATTGATGCTCTTGAAAAGAAGATTCAGGCAGGAGTCTCAACTGAGATTAGTACCGTCAAAGAAGATGTCGCAGAATCAAGACGAAGGCAGTTTGATATAGATATGGCAGCTGCTGGAGTTCCGGATTGGAAGGTTCTGGATGTCGATGAAGGCTTCAATGCGTGGCTTACCGAAAATGTTCCTTACACCAGAATCACAAAGTTAGATGCGCTTAAGGATGCAGCAAGTAAACTGGACGTAGAAAGCGTATCGAGATTCTTCCTTGACTACAAGGCGACCATTGGAAAAGAAGCCCAGCAGCCCAACGATGGGCAGGGGAAACTAGAAAAATTTGTTGCTCCGTCAACAGCTAAAGTAGGCACAGGTCCTCATAGTACGAAGCAACCTTGGCTCACACAAGCAGAATATACGAAGTTTATGCAGGAGTCGGCTAGAGGCAAATTTCATCCTTCAAAGTGGGGTGGAAAAACAGAAGAACAGGTGGAAGCCATGTTCGATGCTGCCATAGCAGAAGGCTCTCTTAGATAAGAATATACTGCACGTGATGGGCTAATATACGAATAGGAGAAATAACATGAGTACAGCACGAGTTGCAGGACATCCTGATTATAGTTCCGCAGGGACTTCCAAATTTATCCCTAGCCTTTAATTTTGGGGATGTAAAACTTTCTCTGAAAAACTGGAACCGGATGAATTGATACTGGAACCAGAGGGAACACGATAGACAACTTATGCAGTTCGGAGGGAATCCATGAAGCGTTTGAGTTGGAAGTATGTAGCAGGTTTAATTGATGGTGAAGGATGCATAGATTTACAACACATATATCACAAGGAGTATCCAGACAAGCATTACTATACTCCAAGAGTGAGGGTTACAATGGTTGAGAGTTGCGGATTTGTGTTAGAACTTATGCAAAATAATTATGGTGGTAATTATGCCATAACAACCAGAAACTTTGATAATCCATTATGGCAGAATGCTGCAACATGGACTATTCAAGGTAAAAAAATTAGACCGTTTCTTCAAAATATTGTCAATCATATGTATATTAAAAAAGAACAGGCAAAGTTCTGTATCTGGTTAATAGATCATGTGATGGGTAAGCATACCGAAACAGAAATTCGGAAGAGCATCCATGACGAACTGAAGGCTATGAAGCGTGACCCGCATCGACTAAGTGAGAAAGCGGTGGAAAGAATATCTCCACTGATGCGATAGTCAGATCACGATGTTTCGTGATGGGAAATTTGGTCGGCAAAAATGGCCAAGAAGTATTACAAGAAAACCGTCCTTACGGCTATCTGTAATACCGACTACGAAGGTTAATCAATGATTTTGCCTTCTTTAAACACCTTGAATTGCGGGAATCTCCTGAGAGCAGGAAATACGATTCTATCCAGTAATGAGATAGCGCACCGTAAAAATGTTCCTGATTGGACAATCCGCAGCCAAGCGTCCTTGAAAGAGGATGAAGGTTCAACGACTAGAAAAAGTAACCTAACCCATTTTGGTATGGTGAAATTTCCACGAGCAGGGTGGTTATTACTTTTGACAATCCTTCTTCTTTCTACTCTTCCCTTTATGGTGGAAGCTAGTATGGCTAGGAAGGTCGGTAATTTGCAAATTGACAATACGGTTGTCGGTTTTAATTCCGTTAATGTGGTGGACGATTTCACGAGAGTTAAGGAATCTCCCAATATGATGCTCCATGACAAGACGATGCTCAGAGACGTATCCTTTGCAGTCGCACATGGGATGCTCAATATTGCGGATCAAACGATATCCATTATGGGTAGAGATAAAACCGGGATGAAAAGGATCGACAATAGAAATATTGTTATCCCTAGCCACATTGTTAATTTGTTCACGAGTTCTACTGAAAACTTTCGCTATCTCAGTGGAAGTCATGTTGGCGTTAGCCATTTTTCTAATGACTTCAACTGGAAGCTTTGCTCTTTGGGTTCGCTTAATGGAAAATTTGTTCATATAGACCATGACAAGTTTTTTGCTAACTCCATAGAGAACAGCAAGTTTGTTCATCGACTTCAGTCTAGCGTAGTCTTCGGTCAGTTGCTCTTTGGTGATAAAGAATTTCTTTTTCATGATTATTCTATATCTCCTTATTTGCCCATTTGTCAAGAGTTAATTTCAAGATATAGTCTGGACTATTGCGAAAGCAATAGAAGAGAAGATAAAGAACTTCTCGATAACACACTGGAAATTAAGAAACAGGGCAATAAAGTCTATATCCGCACTGTTCCCGATGTAACAATCTTTGCACATCAGAAAGGCATGGTACTTCCGAAACAGCGTCCCGAATCTCCGGATGTTGAGATGCTTATTGATAAAGCACATGGCTGGAATATCCTTCTGGATGATGTTGATAAAGTTCAGAGTGACATTGATCTTCTGAATAAGTTCACTGGTGATGCTGCTAAACAGCTTGATGTTGAAGTTGATAGTTCATTGCTTGGTGCTGTGTATGCAGACGCTAACGCATACAACTGTGGTGCTACCGCTGGTAAGGTAACTGCTGGTTACAACCTTGGTGCAACTGGTGCGCCTGTGCAGGTAACGAAAGTCAATATCATTGACTACATCGTAGCTTGCGGTGGTGTTCTGGATGAGAACGACGTTCCCGATGAGAATCGTTGGATGGTCATTCCTTCTTGGATGGCAGTAATGCTGAAGAGTTCCGATCTGAAGGATGCTTCTTTGTCCGGTGATCCGAAGTCTATTCTGCGCAGTGGTTTGCTTGGCATGATTGATCGGTTCATGATCTATCAGTCCAACAACATCGGTTCTGTTGCAGCTGCTACCGAGACTTCCGGTTTCAAGAGCTACTATGTTCTGTTTGGCAACAAGGATGCTATCAGTTTCGCCAATCAGTTCACCAAAACGGAGACGTTGCGTTCTTCTGAATCGTTTGACACGATTGTTCGTGGTCTGATGGTTTGGGGCTATAAGACTGTAAAGCCTGAGGCACTTGGTTATTTGTACGCACGTAAATAATTTAACTTTAACGTATTAGGAGGATTAGAAAATGGCTCTGTTAGTAGATTTCACTGGTGGTACTTCCACTCAGTCAGGATGTACGGCTCCCGCAAATCAGGAGTTGAATATTGGAACTGGACTTCCCTATGAAGGGATGGGCAAGATTTCCGTTAAAAGGCGTAGATTGGATACGGCAGAAACTGGTGGCACTAATACCAGTACTGATGTGTATCGTATGATTGCAGTACCTGCTGGTACGTGGTGTTTAGGAGCATGGGTAGAGACTGTTACGGCAGAAACCAGTGCTGCCACGGCAACCATTGCTCTTGGTGATGGTGATTCCACTGCTGGTTATCTTACGGCAGTTATTCCGTCAACCACGGTTGGTGGTATTAAAGGTGCTTTGTATAATGGGTCTGAAGCATACTCGGTCAAATCTGGCCGTATGTATCTGAGTGCAGATACCATTGACGTACTGGTTGGAACCGCAGCGTTTACCGATGGTGTGTACGATATTTGTGCATTGCTGGTAGACATGAACTAAGTAATCGTAGGGGGAGGGGAAGCAAAAATCACTCCCCCGAATTACTCCCAAGGAGGGAATTAAAATGAGACACGAACAATTATCGGTAAGCGAATTGACTGTTGACACGATCATTGGTGGAGACAGTGAATCTCGTAAAAAAGTTTACATGAACGCAGCTATTGGTTCTGATGGAAATGCAGGAACGTCTTTTGCTGAACCCGTGAAAAGCCTTGCCACTGCTTACGGAAAGATTGAAACTCTGAAGAATGATATTATCGTTCTTGAGGAAAGTGCTTCTTCCTTATCACTTGCTACTGGATTTACGTTTGACAAGAGCTTGTCTGGCATCGTTGGTACGTCTTGGAATGAT